GAATGCTCCAAGTGTGTTGAGGCTTTATATTCCAATCCAGAGCAAACCGATCTTACATGGCTCATCGAACAGACTGAGAACCATGTGAAGGATAAGGCAGTCTACAATGCTATTATGGATTCTATTCATATTCTCGACGGAAAATCAAAGACACACACAAAGAATGCAATCCCAAGTATTCTTTCTAATGCTTTGTCTGTCTCATTTGACAACCATATTGGTCACGACTATATTGATGATGCTGACAGCCGCTTTGCATTCTATCATCAGATAGAAAAGCGCATTCCATTCGATCTTGAATTCTTCAATGCCATCACTGGTGGTGGAGTACCATCAAAGACTCTCAATATCATCATGGCGGGAACTGGCGTAGGTAAGTCTCTATTCCTTTGCCATCATGCTGCCAATTGTCTTGTACAGAACCTGAATGTTCTGTACATTACTTGTGAAATGGCGGAAGAAAGAATTGCAGAACGAATCGATGCCAACCTTCTTGACATTACCTTGGATAGTCTAAAGGAACTACCAAAAATGTTATATGACAAGAAGATGGAACAACTTAAGAACAAGGTTCATGGCAAGTTGATTATCAAGGAATATCCAACAGCCAGCGCATCAGTTGCCAACTTCAAGCATCTTCTGGATGAACTGAAGATCAAGAAGCGGTTCACTCCCGATGTTATCTTTGTTGACTATATCAACATCTGTGCGTCGGCAAGAATTAAGCATAACGCAAACACAAACAGTTACTTCTACATCAAGTCAGTTGCAGAAGAACTTCGTGGTCTGGCTGTAGAGTACAATGTACCAATCTTCTCTGCTACTCAGGTCAATAGAACTGGATTTGCAAACAGTGATTTCGGTTTAGAGGATACCTCAGAGTCATTCGGTCTTCCTGCCACAGCAGACTTCTTTGTTGCTCTTATCAGTACAGAAGATCTAGAGCAGACTGGGCAGATTCTAGTCAAGCAGCTAAAGAATCGTTACAATAGTGCAACAGTGAATAAAAAGTTTGTGGTTGGTATTGACCGATCCAAGATGAAGCTGTATGATGTCAAGCGAGATGAGCAAGATGGCTTGGCCGATTCCAATCAGAACAATCCTGATGGATACGGACAAGGTTATGCTCCGCGTGAGATTCCCAAGTTAGTCAAAGTGAGTGATTGGACTATATGAGCGCATACATCGACAAGGTGTTTATCAACATTGCTTCAGAATACTTGAAGAAGTTCAAGTGGAAGAAGGATAATCTTGCCAACTGTCGATGTCCGTTCTGCGGAGACTCCAAGAAGCGTAAGAACATTGCCCGTGGGTATTTGTACCAGAAGGGCAATGACTTCTTTTTCCGTTGCCACAACTGCGGCCACGGTACGAACATGTATAACTTCCTTGAAGCAATCAATCCGTTGCTTGCCAAGGAGTATGCTTTCAAACGATTTGCAAGTGGTGAAAATGGAAGATCAAATTACAAGAAACCAAAACAAGAAGATCTCTTTGTCCCAACTAAGAAGATCACTACATTCGAAGTGCCTAAGAATTGCGTCAATGTTTGTGACCTTGATTTTGCACATCCAATCGTCAAATATCTTGAGAAGCGAAAGATCCCTGACGAATCGTTCTGCTACTTTTATTACGCCGAAGACTTCTCCGAAGTTGCGAAGGGCTTTAGCAGTGACTACGAACTCAAGCGAGAACCAAGACTGGTCATCCCATTCTATGATGACGAGAAACAACTCATCGGAGTCCAGGGTCGCTCGCTTGAGGCAGATTCCAAGATCCGATATATTACTCTCAAGAAGGATTCTGTGGAAAAATTATGGTATGGACTCTGGAGAGTAAATCCAGAACAACCAATCTATATCACAGAAGGACCAATCGACAGCATCTTCCTACCCAATGCTATTGCGATGGTAGGTGCTGCTGGGGACATGAAGCTTCCTGTGAAGATCGCAAACAGCGAGGTAATCTATGTCTTCGACAATGAGAAGCGCAACAAGCAGATTTGTGGCTTCATGGAAACGGTTATTGAGAAGGGCCATAAGATTCTTATTTGGCCAGATGTTAAGGTCAAGGATATTAACGACTATGTTCTTGCGTTTGGTGATCCGATGGCTATGATACTCTCCAATACTCATTCTGGGCTTGAAGCAAAATTGAGGTTTATGAAATGGAAAAACTAAATGTACTGGATAAGGGGTTCGTTCGACTTATCGAAGTGATGGGTTCTGATCTAACTGTAGTAAACGCTGCTAGAGTCTCATTCCACAAGGAATCTTCTTGGGACGGAGAACAGCACCAGACAGGATCAATAACTGGCAAGACACTCCCAGATAAGGATAAGAAGCTTATTTCGTATCTGGCCAAGCACAAGCATTGGACTCCCTTTGCCCATCCCCAGATCATGCTTCACATCAAGGCCCCTATTTCGATTCGTACACAGCTTTTTAAGCACAAGGTAGGGTTCGTTGAGAACGAAATTTCTCGTCGGTATGTTACCGAAGAGCCAGAAATTTACATTCCAAAATGGCGTTCTAAGCCCACAAATGGGGCCAAGCAGGGGTCAGAAGACTTCCTCACCAACGAAGACACGCTAGCGTCTGCTGAGGCCATGTACTTTGGGGTTGCTAGCGATGCCCTAAAGACCTACAACTGGCTCCTAGAGGCTGGTATAGCCCCAGAACAGGCTCGTTTTGCATTACCCCAGGGTACATACACCGAATGGTACTGGACAGGTTCTCTGGCCGCTTATGCCCGTGTTTTTAAGCAAAGAATCGACCCCCATGCTCAATGGGAAGTTCGGGAATATGCAGATGCCATGGGTAGTCTAATTCAGCCATATTTCCCAGTCTGCTGGGCTGAACTTACCAAGTAAATATTGACTAAATACCCAACATGGCTAGAATGCCACAACTTTAAGGATTTTCATATGTCACTACCAACTCCATACCAGAGTTTTATTCACGCTTCCCGTTATGCTCGTTGGATCGATGAGGAGACACGAAGGGAGTCATGGAACGAAACCGTTGCTCGTTACTTTGACTTTTTCGAAACCCACCTCAAGGAAACTTGCAATTACAAGTTGCCAAAGGATCTACGCAAGGAGCTTGAAGCAGCTGTTCTGAATTTGGAAGTGATGCCGTCTATGCGCTGCCTCATGACCGCAGGCGAGGCTTTGGAGCGCGACCATGTAGCAGGGTATAACTGCTCTTATGTTTCTACGAGCAAGGTTCGCTCGTTTGATGAGATTTTATACATCTTAATGTGCGGTACAGGTGTTGGATTCTCCGTCGAAAGGGATTTCGTTGAAAAACTTCCTACTATTGCTGAAGAATTTACCGACAGTGATTCACTCATTGTTGTGGAGGACTCTAAGATTGGCTGGGCCAAGGCTTATAAGGAACTCTTCTCGTTACTCATTGGTGGTCAGATACCGCGATGGGACATTTCAAAAATTCGTCCTGCTGGAGCAAGACTTAAAACATTCGGTGGACGAGCATCAGGACCTGAACCGTTGGAAGACCTTTTCCGCTTTACCATTGAAACCTTCCGTAAGGCAGCTGGTAGAAAGCTCACTACGGTCGAATGCCACGATATCGTATGTAAAATTGCTGAAATCGTAGTTGTAGGTGGCGTTCGTCGTTCTGCTCTCATCTCTCTATCGTCACTTGATGATGATCGTATGCGTAATGCAAAGAGTGGTGCATGGTGGGAGAACAACGGTCAAAGAGCACTTGCAAACAACTCTGCATCATACAAGAGCAAGCCAGACATGGAAACCTTCATGGACGAATGGGTTGCTCTAGTCAAGAGCAAGAGCGGTGAGCGTGGTATCTTCAATCGTCAAGCTGCAAAGAATCAAACCAAGCGTCTTGGTGATCGTCGTAATCCAAACTACGACTTCGGAACCAACCCATGCTCAGAAATTATTTTGCGTGATCGTGAGTTTTGCAATCTATCTGAAGTCGTGATTCGTGCTGACGATACTCCAGATACTCTTGCTCGTAAGGTCCGTCTTGCCACCATTCTTGGTACATTCCAGTCAACTCTTACAAAGTTCCGATACCTTTCAAGCGATTGGCAGAAGAACTGCGAAGAAGAGCGTCTGCTTGGTGTATCTCTGACTGGTATCATGGATAATGAAATCACCAATGGTCGTGCTGGTGATCTACCCGATCTACTTGAGCATTTACGCCATGTTGCCGTAGATACTAACAAGGAGTTTGCACATAAACTCAAGATCAACGAATCGGCTGCAATCACTTGCGTCAAGCCAAGCGGTACGGTTAGCCAACTAGTAGATGCTGCTTCGGGTATTCATGCTCGTCACGCTAGCTATTATATTCGTCGCGTTCGTGCTGACCGTAAGGATCCAATCTGCCAGTTTATGATTGACAAGGGATTCCCTGCTGAACCATGCGTTATGAAGCCAAGCCACACCATGGTCTTCTCATTCCCCATGAAGGCTCCTGAGCATTGCATAACTCGTAATGACATGACTGCTCTTGAGCAGTTGGAACTTTGGCTCACCTATCAGCAGTACTGGTGCGAACACAAGCCAAGCGTCACTATTACTGTTCGTGACGAAGAGTGGATGGAAGTTGGGGCCTGGGTCTACAAGCACTTCGATGAGATCAGCGGTATTTCGTTTCTTCCGCACTCAGATCACACCTATCGTCAGGCTCCTTATGAAGACTGCACCAAGGAGCAGTACGAAACCATGCTTGCCAAGCTTCCAAAGGATGTTGACTGGAGCGAATTGTCCAAGTATGAGAAGGAAGACAACACCACAGGAACCCAGACTTT